GGAAATTGACAGCCAGCGCGCAGGGTGGCACGGAAATAAACTCTCCAGAGATCGTGCTCAACGGCAACGTGACGATTAACGGCAACCTGTCTCAAGGTATGGGCGACGGTGGCGGGACGGCGACGATGTTGGGGCCAGTGAACGTGACCAACGATGTCACCGGCGGCGGCATCAGCCTGCAGACGCATAAACACGGTGGTGTAGAAACTGGCGGTGGCCAGACAGGAGGCCCGCAGTGAAGTACCGAAAAGAAGACGAGAACGGCGATTACACGTTCGGCCAGGGTGACAACACCTTTTTGGAGAACACCCCGGAGGCAGTCGCACAGGCGGTAAAAACGCGCTTTGCGCTTTGGACGGGGGAATGGTTCCTCGATGTGACCGAGGGTACTCCATACCGCGAGGCCATTCTCGGCAAGCACAAATCAGCCGCCTACAACATGGCCGTGCGTGAGCGGATCCTTGGCACCCAGGGGGTGAGCGAAATACTGGAATTCACCACGGAATTTAACCCGGATATGCGCCGCGTGACCTTCACCGCGACCATCAACACGCTGTACGGCGAAACGACTGTAACCAGCGAGGCATAATGCTAAATCTCGATACATTAGGGCTTGCGGCCACAGTAACCGCGAGCGGCATCAGCGCGCCTGATTACCAGACGATACTCAACACGCTGACCGGTTATTTTCACCAGATTTACGGTGATGATGTCTATCTGGAGCCCGACAGCAAAGACGGCCAGATGCTGGCTATCTATGCCCTAGGTATTCACGACGCGAACAACATGGCGATCGCCGTCTATAACTCATTCAGCCCGGCTACGGCGCAGGGGCGCGGTCTGGCCTCCAACGTCAAAATTAACGGGATTTCTGTTACCCCCGCGTCGCGCTCAACAGCTGATGTGCGCATCGTTGGGCAGGTCGGCACGCTGATCACAAACGGCATGGTTCGCGACAGTAACGGCATCACCTGGTCACTGCCGGCCAGCGTTGTGATTGGTATTGATGGCACAGTGACCGTCACCGCAACATGCCAGATTGACGGTGCTGTAGTGGCACCAGCCGGAACTATCACGGAGATCGGCACGCCGACACGCGGCTGGCAGTCAGTAACTAACCCGGTGGCCGCGACTGCCGGGAGAAAAATTGAAACGGATGCGGAGCTGCGCCAGCGCCAGGCTAAATCTGTGGCTATTCCGTCGTTGACCGTGCTCGATGGCATTATGGGCGCTGTAGCGACACTGGACGGCGTTGAGCGTTACCGAGGCTATGAGAACGACACCAGCGTTGAAGATGCCAATGGCCTGCCGCCGCACAGCATCTCTCTTGTTGTCGCTGGTGGTGACGCTGCAGCGATCGCGAAAACCATTGCCACGAAGAAAACGCCAGGCGGCGGCACCTACGGCACGACCACGATCGACGTTACCGACAAATACGGCATCGTTCATCCGATCCATTTCTACCGTCCTACGAGCGTTAACATTTTCGCCCGTGTAGAAATTAAAGCGCTGCAGGGCTATACCTCCGGCGTAGGAGAGGAAATCAAAACGGCTGTCGCCGCCTACATCAATGAAATCGAGATCGGTGATCCGGTCTATCTCACTCGCTTGTTCTTGCCTGCAAATCTGAATGGCAATGCCGACAGCGCAACGTTTGATATCACTGACCTGCAAATCGGCACATCACCGGGCAGCCTGACGCCGGCAAACGTCATTATTGGTTTTAACGCTGTGGCCGCGTGCGTACCGGAGAATGTCGAAGTGGTGGTGATCCCATGAGTGAAACGAAATACCAAAAACTCATCACGTCCTATCACAAGCACAAACCCAAATTTTACGACCATATCTCCCTCATTACCCAGCCTCTCATCGACGTGCAGAACGCCACAGCAAAACTGATTGGCGATTTCGACCTGGACACGGCAATCGGTGTGCAACTGGACGCAGTTGGGCTATGGGTTGGAATAGGGAGGAAGATTGCCACGCCGATCACAGGTGTTTACTTCTCGCTGGATGATGCCGAACTGGGCTTTGATGCAGGTATATGGCGCGGGCGATTCGATGCCGGTGGCTTCACTGAGCTGGACGACGACACCTACCGAACCATTATCCGCGCGAAAATTGCGGCAAACCATTGGGACGGCACAACCGAGACGCTCAGTGACGTCTACCAGATTATTTTCCCAGACGGAAAAACGAAGATTTTCGCCGTCGATAACTTCGACATGACGATGTCCGTTTACATCACCGGCGACCGCATTACACCGGTCATGAAAGCAGTGATCGAACTGGGTTATCTGGATATCAAACCGTCAACCGTCCGCATCAAAAATTACACCATCACCACCGAGTCGGGGCCGCTGTTTGGCTTCGACATCGATAATGAATTTATCTCCGGCTTCGATAAGGGCGCATGGGGAACACTGCTGGGAGCATCACATGGCTAAGAACGAATTTTTACCCTTCGGCACTGCGGCAAACGCCAACGTTTTACCCAATGCTGATTATCAGGCTTTACCGGCGCGCGTGGCTGGGTTCAGCGGCGGCGTAGCGAAGTCCGAGGAACTCAACACCGTCTGGCGGCAGGGTTCGACAATGGCCGCTGTGCTGGGGCAGTTTATCGCCGATAAAACCGGTCAGGATGTGCTGGACGATGGGGATACTACAAAGTTAACAGATGGACTTGATGACGCTTTGGAAAAAAAAGTAATTGAAGGCTTTCCCTCTGAGCTGTCGATTAATGGTTATCAGAAGCTCCCATCGGGACTAGTGCAGCAATGGGGAAGGTCAACTGTAACCACGGATGCGCAGGGAAATCTTAGTATTACACCACCAGGAAATAATTTTGCTGATGGTATATTTTTTGGTCGAGTGGACTTGGGGGAGTCAAGCTATTCTGGTGTTTCGCGGGTAATAATTATCAATACATACCCAAATACAACGAAAAAATCATCAATTACTGCATGTGCCAGGTATGCTGATAATGGTGCTGTTGTTGCTAGCACCTCGATAAATGTAACGTTTGAAGTACTTGGAAGTTGACATTAGGTTATGTGTCATTACATTGTGTACCTTTGGTTTTAAGTTAAAAGGATGACAGGCAATGACAAAGGGTTATGTGTCTTTTTTATCAATTATTCCGTTTGTAGTGGCTAATTATGCACATGCATTTTCTATGGCTGATGTTGGTGATGCTATTAATAAAGAGATAATTGCAGCCAATGGTAAGCAAATTACTATTAAAGCCAATGAGCCAGGGGAGATTAAAACAACAATAAAGCTTGGTGTTGGACAATCCATTGAGTTCACACCAGGAGTGTGGACTTGCAGTGCATCACCTTGCATTATAATTGATAATGCGTCTCAAGTTATTGGTTCAGGAATCTTTCGGACTCAGTTAAAATTAGCCTCTATGGCTTCCGGGCCCATTATACAAAGTGCTGATTATGAAAAACTGTCAAGACTAAGCGAAAAAGATGCATTGAAAATTGCATCAGTACTAGATGGTGACCGCAAAAGTCTTCCAGGGGTTAAATACATAAAAATAAAAGATGTTACAATTGATGGTGGTGAAGGAAAAAAACCTAATATTAACGGTGTAGAAATATACGGTTTGTGGTTCTGGATTGAAGATGTGTCAATAGAGCGGTTCTCTGGAGATGCGTTAGTTACTCAATTTATTCCTAGTGGCTCTGTTCATCCAGATGAAAATGATGCAATGGAGTCTTACTTTACTAGAGTGAAACTAATTAGCAATAAAGGAAATGGATGGACGATGCGAGGCCCACATGACTCGATCGTTTCTGGGATGATTGCTGCTAACAATGGCGGGTGGGGTATTGATGTCCTACACAAGGAAGGTTTTTATAGTGGAGGCGGTCTAATGCTTACTAATACCCATCTTTATGCAAACGGTAACGGCATGAGAACAGAGTCAGGGGCAAATATTCTTGCTTATGGAATGGAAAGTGAGGCAAATAAAGGCGTTGGTTTGCTGCTGCGTTCTAATGATTCGATAGTGCAAGGAACATTTTATGCCAACAAAACTTATGGTGTGCAAATAGGCGATGATGAGTCATTTTCCGGTGTTAATAACTTGAATCTTCAACTCCATAACAACAAAGTAGCACAGCTTAAATGGGGGAATAATGCTGGCCATAATATGATTAATGCCGTTGTATTTCCTAATGATTCTAGCCAGAAGTATTTCGAAGGCAAACCATCAAATACTGATTGCGTAGCAACGTCTGGGCCTAACGCTGTCCAACAATTCCCTGGTGGTATTTTGATGGATAGCGATAAAAACATGTATGGTGTAAAGGAATCTTTAAATTAAAAGTCCGCTTATGAAGTTATTAAGATTGTAAAATTCACCCCGGTAAATCCGGGGTTTTTTTATATCTGAAATAAAGCCAACGTAAATTATATCATTACATAATCTGAATTATTTCGGAGAACCACCTATGTCATCAGAAGGATTGCCAGTTGATGGCGTCGTCGGCACAGACATTGTGCTGAAAACCCGCAGCACGCAACAAGCAACAGACGAAGCAAAGAGCAGCCTTTCGGCGGATAGCGCCGCTCAGTCGGCTGATGCCGCGTTTAAATTCAGCCGTGAGGCTAAGACTGCAGCAGCTAGTGCCAAAGAGGCGGCAGAGAACGCCCAGAGCATCGCTGACACCAACACCTACTACATAACACCAGAAGACCCAGACGGGACGATTGCAGGGATAGCAGGAACGCCAAATGGAGAAATGTTCCGCGTTGCTATTCCAGAGGCCAGTGGTGCTATTGCGGCCTTTAACATTTACAAAAATAGTAATGGTGTCGCTGAATACATAACCTCACAACCTAACAGTAAGTTCGTAGAAGAGGCACTCGATACAGCAGAAACGGCAGAGGTTCGAACCCGTGGATTTCGGACGGTTAGTTATTCTGACCCTGATCAAGTATCAAACATTGTCCTCGAACACTTCTCTGTTAATGGCGTGCGATTTATGTATCAAGACGATGAAGCAAAGTCATATTTCCCTTATGGTGCGGATGTTCGTGACGCAACGGCAAAGAGTGTTAATTTTGATGGTGGTACTCGACTGGTATCCACAGATGGAGATAAATACTTAGGGGCTGAAACTGGTTTAGATGGCAATACCATATGGGGCACAGACCCAACAACGGCACGAAAAATATATTTGAATAGGGCTCTTTTTAATACTCCAGGACAGCTACTTGGGGATTGTTCTTCATCTGGTGACTCTATCTCTGCCGCAAGTATGTTTAATGGTGCATTTAAGCCGCTAAGTTGGCAAATGTGGGCATCATTGAATACCAATTGCCGTATAAGAATTGATGGTGTTTATGCCACTGCAGGAATGAGAACTGACGAAATCCTTGCCACTCATATTCCCCAAGTTGTGGCGGCACGCAATACCTTCAACATTCATATGAGTGGCCGTAACGATATTGTGCAAGGTGAAGGGATTGCAGGAAACCTTGATAAATATCTTAACGAAGTGACTATCCCATCGTTCATTAAGATATTCGAGACCCTCCTGCTTGCTGGGATAATCCCGGTCGTATGCACGATGGCTGCTCAAGGAAACAGTTCTAGCGCCACTCAGCGAGCAGGAGAGCATAAGCTCAATAACTGGCTTCGTGCCTATGCCAGAAAACAAAAACTCCCGTTTATTGACTTGCATAAGGCAACAGTGGATCCAGCAACAGGGGACTGGTTACCGGGTTACAACCAGGTGAATGGTGGTGTTCCTGACCCATCGCACCCTTCAGAAACCGGCGCTAAAGCGATGGGCAAGGCACTGTCAGATGCACTGGAGGCTTGGACATCCCCCGTTTACCCAACTATCGCTGAAGAACAAATTGCCACAGGGCTGACGAATAACCTTTTGGATAACTCGCTTTTTTACACGTTGAATGGTGCTGGCGACGCTCCTGATGGTTGGGCTACCGTAACCGCTGGGACAAGTTCTATTGCGCCAGACCCAGAGGGCAAAGGGAATATTTGGACGTTAAGAAATTCTAAACGCACTAAGCAAATTACGTTAACGCCAGGCGACAAATTAGGGTTTGGTTTCTTTATAAAATCCAGTGCTGACGTTCAGTTTGAATTTTATATT